GCTGACGGATGTTGATGTATCAAAGATTCTTGATGAACAAAATGGTTTTTACACATTTGAAAAATGTTTTAATTTTGCAAAAGCCATTGAAGCCAAACTCAAGGAGAAGAACCATGACTCAAGATGAAATTCTCCAAATGGCAAGACAGGCTGGTTTTGAGTCACACGATGTCATGATTAACCATCGAAAAGAATTGGTGCGTTTCTACGCCCTTGCTATTGCCCATGAGCGTGAGGCGTGTGCCCAACTGTGTGAAGACCTATGGGAAGATGATGGAACGGCTTGGGACTGTGCTGTTGCAATAGAAAGCAGAGGAAACAAATGAGAGGTGGAGCACGACCAGGGGCTGGAAAAAAGCCAGCTAATTTTGATCATGCAAGGGCACAGAAGCTCAAAGAACAGGGGTTTTCTCACCAAGAGATTGCCAGTCGGTTTGGAGTGAGCAAATGGGCTATTGATTGGTTCTTCAGGAGAAAGCGTGAAAAAGCCGCATACACCAGCAATCAGAGCAGTTCTCAGGGACAACCCTAATGGCAAAACTGCCAAGCAAATCCATGCTGAATTGCCTCACATCTATCACATCAAAACCATCAAGAGCAGTCTGAGAAAGATGCCTGATGCCTACATTGATAGGTGGGTCAGAGAGCCAGGGTCAAGGGGTCAGTATCAGGCAGTCTTTATGGTAGTTGTCCCGCCACAAGATTGTCCTCACCCCAAAGACCGATTCAAAGAGGTTTGCAAAAGCAGATGGGTGGATATAAGAACTTAGAATGTCGCTAAAACACGCTCATAGCGACTTTTACGGTCTGCCAAGCCGATCAATCCACCATTGATTCGTTTGGTTAGACCGTCAAAATCGTTATTGTCAGCAAATTCAAAGCACTTATTGGTCTTCCAGAACCATCCAGCACTCATGGCAGCATACTGAGGCTCTAAAAGGAGGTCAGGAGAGCCTACAAGGTCGATTCCTAGCCCCTGACCACACCGAGTGTAGTTATCCTTGCCTGTGAGCTGTTTTAAGCCTCTACCACGGTATTTCCAGCCTTCTCCAGACTCAATAGACCCATTGCCCATTCGGGCAGAATAGACTACATTAGCGATCATCTCTGGTTTGCGATGCAGAGCAAGGGCAAACTTGTTAGGCTTATTTTTGCCATTTTCTTTGATGGGCTTGCCATCAGGCCCTTTTTCAGCGAATCGATTAGGCCAAACTACCGCCATTGTGTCGGCAGAGTAGTTCAGATTCTCTGTCAAAGCAGTAAATCCAGCCGATTCATGGGCAGTCTGAGCCAAGAAACCAGCAATCCTACGCTCATTACTGATCTGAAACTGACTGCAAGTATGTTGGATGGCTGAGAGCCATTTATCAGGCTCTTTCACGCCAGCGGCTACCAATTGCTCTATTGCAGGGGTCATTTCTTGTCATCCTTCATCCGTGAGCCTTGACTAGACCCCAGAAGGAAGGCAAACATAGAGGTCACAACACTGCCCATCACATAGCCGACAATCGTGTCTGCAAAGCGCATATTTTGGTCAGGAATGTCCAGCCAAATCAGGCTAGGAATGAATGCTGCGGCAAAGATAGACCAAAAACCAATGAAGAAATAGACGAAACGGCGCACCAATGGGTCATCTGACTTCATGGCCTGCATCTGCATATCAGTGGCTCTCTGACGGCTCTTTTCGTCCAGTTCAGCCATGAACTCTTCGTGTTTCATAGCCGCTTCTTTGAGCTTAGAGACATCTTCCTGGCTCATCTGACCTTCAGGCTTTAACTCTACGCCCAGCTTGCCCTGAACATAGTCAACGCCCTTCTCCATGACCGCATCAGCCACCTTTGGCAAGCCATTGCTAATCAGCCCAGAAACAATACTAGCGATCATTGGTAGCATCAGTCTTCTCCTTTACCCATTCAGGTTTATCGCCTCTACCCGTCCAAGTGCCCTTTTCTTCAGGCTTCTCAGGGTCAGGCTCCTTGCTCAAAGCCTCTTTCACCATGTCTTTGCCCTTAATAGCAAGCAAAGTGCCCAATGAGCCAAGTATGTACTTACTCATGTCAGACAAAAGGAAGAAAAACTGTTTGTCAGCAGGGGCAATCCCAGACATGGGCTGAGGAACAAACACAAGGCTAAACATGGACAGACTGACCATGCACACCACTGTAAAACAGAAGGTGGCGGCAATCATCAGTTTGATCTTGGCTTCAATAGTTTCAGCGTTCATTGTTTTGCCCCTTAGTCAGTTCTGGCTTCATCAGTTGGTCAGGACATTCGCCCAAAATCTCGCATTCAGGACGCTTACAGGCGGGTTTATCCCAATTCTTTGAGTCCATGCACTGGTAGCGGTAGAACTCGGGCATATCGCAGCCCGTGAGAATGCCAGCCAACAACACGATATAGAGCATGGCGATGGTGTATAGGGCCAACTTCTTAAGAAAGTAGCCCATCGGGTCTTCTTCATTCATTTGAACCACCCATTGTCTTTGGCATACAGTAGGCCCTGAATCAGCACCCAAATCAGCGGAGGAACCAGAATCACCAAGAGGCCAACAGCAATGCCTATCTCAACCATCTGAGCCATCTTTTTGGCCCTCTTCTTAGCGGCATCATTAGCTCGTCTACGAGCCTCTCTTTCAGCCTCTTCGCCCTCAGCCACACGCTTTTGGATGGCTTCCCAAACATCAGCCCGTCCAGTCTGGAAAAAGATCATTTTCAGACCCTCTTCCCACTCCCTTTGTTGCATCAGTTGAATCTCAATCTCAACCGCCTTGGCAAGGGATGAGCCACCCTCTTTCTTTGCCTGCTCTAGCGCCTGTGTAGCGTCTTTCTTTGCCCCAAAATATTGCCCCAACATAGGGGCAAGAGAGGAAACATCATTAACAGTCTTCTGAGCCTGTTTGATGACTTGTACAGCCTTTTGAACGGCTGCAAAGGCGGCAAGAGCAGTGCTGATTGGTTCCATTTATTGTCCAGGCGTTGTCATCCCACCAAAGAACAAGCCCTGCGGCACTGTGCTGACAGGCTGAGGTGGCACATTTCCAGTCAATAGACCAGACATGAGCCTTTGAGCACCACGGCGGCGCAATACATCTTGCATGGCTTCTGCGCCAATGCCAGCACCAATCAGCGGTAGTGCGTATTCAGGCTTCATGGCGGCAGCACCAACAGCGCCAGCACCCAACACATTGCGACGAGTTGGGTCAAACTTGGCTACGAAGGACAAAAGCGGGTCAAGAGAACCGCCTTTTGCTACCGCTTTGATGGCGTTTTGCTCATCATCAGAGAAAACAGCCATTTTTTGCTTGCTTGCCGCCAAACGAATAAATCCTTGGCGAATCAACTCGCTCTCAGAAGCATTTGGGTTCATGGCCCTGATTTCAGCCGTGTTTAGGATGTCATCAATGGTCGTGGCACGACTGAGGTTTCTCCAGTCTTTACGAGCACTAGAAAGCGTTTTAACAGCCTCGTCAATCCCACCTTCACCAGCCACCACATCTTTAGGCGATAGACGGGCAACAAAGTCGTCAATCTCTTTAACCATCACGCCTGCCAAACGCTGAACATTGCGATCTTTGTCGGTTTTTAGGTCGTTTGCCAATTGACGCAGTTGATCAACTTCATCAAACTTTACATTTCCACGGGCTGTAACAGTATCAAAACGCTTGAGAACATTCTCAACAGCAGGCGCATTTTCAGGAAGATAACGATTCTCATCTAAGGCATTCCTGACACCTTTGACCATGTTCATGCCAGAAGCGTTGCTCAAAACAATGCCTTTGTCAGCCACATCGTTGTAAGCCCTTTGAGCCGCCAAACGGACAGAATCAAGGGTTGCCATAGGCTGTTTACCAGTCTCAATACGATCAAGCAGACCGCCAATGGTGCGACCAGAGCTAGAGCCAAGCAAAGCACCCAAACCAACGCCAACCGCAGTCGCAGCCAAGTCGCTACCAGTGATTTCTTTGGTTTTTTCGGCAATCGGTTCAGCAGTAGCGCCAGTCACGGCGGCGGCAGGCAGTTGACGAGCCAAATCTTGACCAAAGATAGTTCCAGGCAGGGCACGAGCCATTCCAGCCGCACCAGTTAAAGCCTGCATACCAGCACCAGCGGCCTTTTCAACGCCAGTTTCAGGAGTTGGCAAACCAGCCTCTGTCAGTAACTGACTTTGAGCCTGAGCAACACTGGGAATACGGCGTTCGGAGCCTGCCAAACCAAGAGCCAAGTTACCAGCACTACGCAAACCCTCTAAAACAGTCGTTGCAGGGGCTGTAATGCCTTCATACAAGGCTCGACCAGCCAAGCCAGCCTGACGACCAACTTGGCTCATCACAGAAGGCTCTTGAGGCGCTTGTTGAATGCCTAAATAGCCCTGAATTTGTGAAATAGCCTGTTCGTTGCTCAGACCAGTAGGAAGATCGTAGAACTTACCTTCGTATTCGTAAACAGGCATGGCTACCTCACTTCAGTTTGATGGGGTTTTCACGAGTTCCAAGCGCCGCACTAGGAGCCTGAATTGGAGAATACTGTTCAGAAAAGTCAAAATCATTAAGGTTGCCAAACTTGTTCGCATGAGAGTTCATCTTGCGATAGTAGTCAATCTTATTGCGCTGAATCTCATCAAGTTTATTCAACAACTCAGTTCTAGCATTGGCACTCGTTGTAATCTGAGGAATCCGAGCCTCAACAAACTTGCGATCAGCATCAGAAATCTGAGCACCAAGTTTGCCACCCAAATCTTGCATAACAAGGTCTTTGGCTTGCTTGTCATAGACTTCAGAACTTGTCAAAACTCTGGTCTGGGAAGGACTCAGCAAACCAACGCTCGCAAGGAAGTTCGTTCCTGTAATGTAAGAGTTAGCCAAAGGCCCTGTAAACAATTCGCCAGAAGCGTTGAGTTGCTTCATGTTTGACAGAGTTGAAAGTGCCTGAGATGCTCCACGAGCCAAATTAGCGGCATCATCAAGAGCCTGGGCCTGTGTAGTACCACGCTTTTTAGCAAACTCTTGCTCTTGATTCTGGTTAACCGTCAAACGGGTAACAGATGCACCAGCCGCACGCTTGTCAATCTCGTCTTTGAGCAATGCCTCATTGATCTTTTTGACCTGTTCAGGAGTGTATGAGCCATAGTTCGGCTTATCACCAAAACCAAGCTCAACCGCCTTGCCAACAAAGTCAGTCTGAGGCTTGGCAAATTTATCAATCGGAACAAGCAAAGAAACATCGCCAGCCGTAACTGATGCAGCAATACTCTCAGGCGTAAATTTTCCTGTTTTGGCGAGTTCTTGAGCACGACCAGAAGGGCCAATATCAAATAGGTTCTTTTGAGCCGTTGCCATGCTAGATTGGGCAGAAGCCGCCTTTTGAGCCTGCTCAACCATAGCACCTTGAATCTGACGAGCAAGTCCAGCCGCCTGAGCAGCGCCTTGAATGTCACCAGACTGCTGCAACGCCTGAGCAAACTGAGTCAGACCTTCAGGAGAATTGATGTCAAACTGACGAGCAAGCGCATTGCGTGTGCTAACCATCTTCAGCATCGGGTCTTCAATGCCAAAAGCACCTCCAACACCCTGACCAGCCATGTAAGCACCAGCCTGAGTCAATGCACCAGCACGCTCTAATGGGCTAAGTCTTTGCATGGCAACTGCATCTTGCAGTGCCTGACGGTTCATCTGTTGCTGGTACATCTCAGGAGATATACCAAACAGGCTTCCAACGATGTCTGTTGCCATTCTTTACTCCTTAGATAAACTGCCCGTAGTCTTGGTTTCCATAGGCAAGGCCAGTGCCAAACCCTGAACTACCTAAAGCAGTGTTGGCA